AATTGCACCGTTGTACTTCCTCTAGCAATTCTAATTGCATCTATGTCGTCGTTTGGATCTGAAGTAGTAGTTTCGTGCGTACCAATAACTAATGTGTTTCCTGCACCTTTATATCCATAATATGCACCAGTAAATGTTCCTGCATTTTCGCCAAATCTAAATGTTAAATATGGGTCACTAGATTTAAATGCTTTTAAATTAAACCCATCCCATTGTAATGCATTATCACCTTCCAAAGTTCCATCTCCAGTAGCTACCATGATTTGATTATCTACAGTTGTGCCTACTTTAGTAAAGTCACCTCCACCGCCTCCAGTAATCCTAGGCACCCACCCGTTACCATCCATCCAATTTATAACCTCTATGCCCAAAGTAGAATCTATGGCGGTATAGACAATGTCCGTCCTAGTGGTGTCTATGGAATTTACATCAGCTGTAGACCTCTTTAAGAGCCTTTGGTACTGGTCCAATGCCTGCCCATAACCTAAAGTACCTACTAGCAGTACCAATATTAAAAGTGCTTTTTTCATTTCTTGCTTAGTTTAAAATTGTGTATCTCTTTTCCGTGCCTGGTATATAGAACCGCTTCGTTCTGGTCGTTTATTTCCAGCCTGGGAGTTTCGTCCCTTAGCTTGGCCAGATCCTCACTACGTAACCTTTGGATTTCTTCAATTATACTTTTACCCAAATCGTAAACATCAACTCTAATACTCGTAGTTGTTTGGCTTGTTGCTTGGGCTAACTGATTAAATTTTGCCCATACAAAAAGCCATAGGGCTATATTGGATATTATGATTGCTGCAATTACAAAATAAATCATGGGTAAGAGTTTAAAAGGTTAAAATCCGCATCTGTTAGTGTTGGATTGTCAATTTTTGCTGTGGCGTGGATAATTTCACCACCAAACAAAGTACCATTGCCACGTCCTTTAAGTTCCTCTCCAGCTTCAGGGTACACTTCTGTGTTGCCTGCGTTCTTATAGAGCCTGTAGCCGTTCCATATTAAATACTGGTACTGGTTAAGGCTGTTTATGGTGGTAGTGAGGTCTACAATGTCCTGGGCAATGCCGTCTATAATATCCTGTAAACCATCTATCTCAGCAATGTTATGGCTGGCAGGGTGTACATAGTTCACCAATCCATCCAGTTTGGTCTTAAGGATGCTGGTAAAATCCTCTGTACTTAAGCCCTTGCCCACTTCCTTGTCCACTTTATTGTCCAGGGCGGTCTGGAGACCGGTAATCTTGGTAATGGCAAAGGCAGCCGGTTCCACATAAATAGGGATGCTCGTAGTGGTCTCGGTTCCATCCCCATCCTTTATGGTGATTTCCGTGCTATCCGAGTCCTGGACAATTTCCGTGACCACTTGCCCCTCATCCTTATGCCAAAAACTGGCCAGTATGTTCTGCCACTTGGTGACCATTACAGGGTCTGTACAGGTCAGGTAGGCTATTAATATGTTTAGTGCTTGCTTCATTTTATTCTAGGTAAAACATTTGCATAGGTTACATGGGTCTTCGTTGTCAATAATATCAAAGTCGGCATCCGTTAGGGAGGTGGCCGGGAATATGGCGTTCTTTCCATAAAAGGAAACTATATCGTTCTTTTTGCCGCTATAGGTTACCTCCTCCAGTTCCGCTCCCGCCTCCATCTCGTCCGTGATGCTCATATTGTTCTCAAAGGCCAATTGCACCACAGCCTCTAGGGTACCGTACTGTTGTACCGCTATGTCCGCTAAATTTTGTTGTGGCCTTATTGCTGTCATCCCTTAATTATTGTATTGTTCCTGTTGCCGCTCCCGATCCCGGCTGTACACCGGTTACGGCTACTGTCCTTGTTACTACATATGCCTCCACGGCATCGGCTATCTTTTCGGCTATCCGTTCCCTGGCTTCGTCCAGACTTCCCACATCCTCTAGATCCTTGTCCGAGTCAAAATCGAAGGCCGCTTTAATCTGGTTCTTCAGCTCTGTTTTTGTTATCGCCATGCTATGCCTTTAAAATATTGTTTAAACGTGCTTTAATCTGGGTCATGGCCACCACATTTATGGACTGTCCCTGGATCACTACTATTTTGTTGAGCTCGTCTATCATATCGTTTAATACGCTCCTTAAATCTTCATCTCCACGCTTTAATCTATAACCGTCCGCATCCATATGCAGCTCAGTATCGGCAATGGTCACATCCAAGCTCTCCACTTGGCTTACGCTGCTTACAAAAAGATGCTCCAGCTCGTTCCCTATCATGCTTACCAGTACGGTAGTCCCAACCTGGGGATATACTACCAAGGCCTTTTCTTCGTCTATGGAGGCTGTTAGCCTTATTTCATTGAACGTAAACCCCTCCAAATCTTTGGCGGCAATGGTCTTATTGTCCTTGTCAACACTTTCTACCGTGGCGGGGAAGGTTCCGTGCGGATTCTTCCTAAAGGCCTCCAGCTGCTTTTTTAACTGATCGTCCAACCCCATTAGGATACCTTTGTTGCCAATTCTACTTTTCTCCTTGCGCCACCGGTACCAAAAGTGGTTGTTACCTTGGGCACAAAATAACTACCGGTACGTTCAGGATAATTCTTGTCCATAATGGTGGCGTTCATTCCCCTGGTGGCATAGGGTACCAGGAACCCGGTAACATCTCCTTCATAACCATCATATTTAAGCTCGCTCAGCTCTGCCTCTCCCAATTTCTCCAGCGTGGCCTTGTCCGTTACATTGTACTTGTAGACCGTACGCTGCTCCCCTGTGGTGTCGCCCACTATAACCTCAATCTGTGTATTGTCCGGACGTACGCCTATCATCTTTAGATTAATGCGGACATCCTCTGCGCGCCTAAACTTTAGATCGTGCTCCACTACATTCTTATAAATGTCATAGACCACGGTCTCTCCAATGTTTTTGGTCTGCCTTAAACCGGCAAAAAGTTTTCCTTCATCGTCCACAAAGACAAATAGGCCGTAGTTCTCCTTTATCTTCTCCAGTGCCTGGGCTCCGTTTACATTTTTTAGGAGAAACTGGTCAAAATTTACCTCGGGGATATCCCCCGCCAATTGTAGGGCCGTATCTGCTACTATGAACTTTAACACCTCCTCCAGGGTGGTCTTTCCAAAGTTTTTGGTAATCTGTTTTTGCCGTATTTTATAGATGACATCCTCGCACTCTATGGTTACCGTGGGCACGTTGGGCTTTATCCATCTTACAAAGCCCTGGAATTCTACCTGCTCAAAAACATCCTTATAGCCCAGCGTAATCTTTACTGGATCGCCTGCCTTTAGTTCCTGCTCCAGCTGTCGCCTTTCAAATCCAGATTGCTTATTGCCGAACAGGGCGGTCATGGGCAGGCTTATCTCTGCCGTGTCGCTCAACAGGTCAACGGATTTCACCACTTTTACCTCGTTTACCTGGTAAAAGGTGTAGTTCCCGATCTCTATTTTACAGTTCAGAACAAACATTATAGATTGTTTAAATTGGTTACTTGAATGTTATTCTCCAGGATGCCATAAAAATCCTCATCGCTCACCGCAGATATATAATAGGATTGGCTAAAGGGTTTGCCCTTCATGCTCCCAAAGCCATAATCCTTGATCACTATATTGTTTACCCTGAAGAACAGGTTCAAAATATCGTTCTGTATGGGCAGGGCCGCGGGAGTCTCGCAAATCTCCACTAGCTTGTCCACCTCTATGTATGGGTATTCCTTATTGCCCAGGATAACGCCCTCTATCTTTATGGAATAATCCTCTGCGCTTATAAATTCCTTTACCGTGCCCTTACGATCGCTACCCACCACAATGGTCTCCACAATGGTCTTTTTGCCGGTAATGGTCAATAAGGGTTCATTGGGCAACCTGTGGCCATCTATTACAAAATCATCAAAGAACGGACGGCCCAACAAATCCTTTCCCAAAATAGCGCGTCCCAAACGTGTTAGGTTGGGAAGATCTACCTTGTTAAAAGGCAACGCAGGAAAAGGAAGTCCCACATAGTTGTGAGCTTCAGCAGTTAGTTTCCTTATGTTGAATTCGTTTGCCATTAGGTTGGTGATGTCTGCATTTGATTGGTACTGTTGAGCACACGCAATAACATGCGCTTTAGCTCTTCCTCACTTTGGGCTATGCCCTGTTGTATGTTCTGTGAGCTAATGGTGAAATTCTCCACTAGCTTGTCAAAGGTTACGGTAATGTTGGTCTGCCTGGCTCCGCCTCCATTAATGGCATTGATGCCATCCTTTAAACTGTCTCCCAATGGACCGGTTCCTGCTGGACTCCCGGTGGCACCGTCAGATGTTCCAGCAGATGAACCAAGACCCACTTTATTTTTAATGAGGTCCATAATGCTGCCGCTCTTTTTGTTCGCGGCGGCCTCATCCATACCCTTGCCAAATGCCTCAGCGGCCTTTTTGCCGGTTACCCTGGCATTGGCCTGAAAATTCTTTATAGCATCCCCACCGTAACCGGTAAGGCCCTGCACTCCTTTTTTACCTGCGTCCCAGGCTTTTTGCCAATCACCTTTAAAGAAGTGTAGAAAGGCCTCGCCCAAAGAGGACAGCCCTGCAAGCATTTCCTTGAACCTGTCCACGACGAGCTCTTTCATTGCTGTGCCAAAACCTTTAAGTACTTCCCATGCCGCATTTATACCCCCACGGAACCATCCAATACGGTTATAGGCATAGGCAAAGCCTGCCGCCAAAGCGGCTATCCCGGCAACTATGAGCCCTACAGGGTTGGCCAACATGGCACCGTTCAACAACCATTGTATTCCGGTGTATATTTTAGTAGCTGTAGACACAATGGTCATGTAAGTCTTATAGGTAAGCCAAGCGGCACCCAAGGCCAGTACTCCGGTCTTGATGCCCTCTATGTTGTTTACCAAAAATTGAAAAATAGAACTGTTGGACATTAAACTATTGTACATACCGTCTATGTAAGCTGGGATAAGTGGCAAAAAGTCCAAAGTAGCTATACCCCAATCCACAAATTTGGATAAGTAAGGCAATGCCTTTTCTCCTAGCTTGGTGGCCCCTAACTGAAGCTTACCCAAAAAGGTGGACCATTTACCGCCAAAGCTTTGGGATTGTTTCTCCATGAGGTTAAAGAACTTTCCTCCCTCGCCGGACATGTTATTAAAAGCCTGTTCTATAAAAGGAAAAGTAATCTTGCCCTGAGAGGCTAGTTTTTTAATGTTCTCAGGGGCAACACCCATAACCTTTGCCAATTCGTCAAAGATGGGGATACCACGTCCAGCCAACTGGTTCAAGTCTTCGGAAAATACCGTATTCTGTACTTTTATCTTTCCGTAAATCTCGGACAGCTCGTTAAAAGGAATCTTTAGACCTGAAGAAACATCGCCGATGGCGCGCATGGTAGGCAATACTTTTTCCTGGGCAATCCCGAAGGCCAAAAGGTTTCTACCTGCTGTTAATACTTCTTTGTTTTTGAATGGTGTTTTGTTGGAGAACTGGTTAAGATCATTAATTACTTTATTGGCTTTGTCCGCAGAACCTAACATAGTCTCAAAGCTTATCCTGGTCTGCTCCATTTCAGCACCTAGATTTATAACGCTCCCCACTACCTGGCCAAAAGAAAAGGCAAGGCCCAATCTTGTAGCCAAGCCCAATGTGCGGTTCCAGGTACTGTTGATCTTTTGACTGGCACGATCGGCTCTTTGGATATTGACCGTCATATTATCTACCTTCTGGTTAATGGTAGTAAACGTGGACTTCCCCTTGTTCCCGATCTGGGAGAGCTTGGAGCTCATCAGGTCTTTTGCAAGAAATGTATATGTATAAGTGCCTGCCACCGTGCGGTTGTTTTATAGATTAAAAGGAGACCGTGATCTCCTTTCCTTCCCTTTTTCTAATATCCTGAAGCTGCTTGAACTTCAGTGCCCATTCCTCATCGGAAAGTTTGGACGGGTCTATGCCCAAATGGTACTCCAGGAGCGTGTCAACGTAGGCTAAAGGATTTGCCTCCAAGCTGCCATTGGCACGCTCTAATACTTTTTTATGTCTACTGTGGCCGTTTCAATTAGACTATCAATTTGGCGGCTTATGTCATAGAAATACTTGTCCTCCGTTCTTAGTTCCTCATCGCCCTCCAGCCAACCGGCCTCCAGTATTTTCTCCGTCATTCCCAAAGGATCGTTTTGGCTTACGCTCATGGCGTACTTCATCTGGTTACGGCTGGGGCGTTTTAGATAGCAGATTAGATCATCTGCCTGGATCACAAATACCTCTTTAAGGCCGTGCTTCTTTTTTAACTGCTCCACGGTGGCTATAATGTCCGCCTCCGTTCTTAATGGTATTGCCCCGTCTACTGGAATGTCTTTTACTTGTTTGTTCATGGTGCCACTTGTTTTTTAGTTCTTGGATAGGCCCCTCCTGTTACCGGAGGGGTACCTATCACTTCCTCCTTTCTGGTTTGCTATACTACTTCCCTGCCCAGGAATATAATGGGTAGGGTAATCTCTTGAAATTTATCGTTTTGCTTCATGCCCCTAGGGTCTTCCGTAAACTCCACATTCTTTAAAATGTGGGTCACTACATTGGCCCCTGCTTTGGGCACATAGGCCACGGTAATGTTTACAGCGTCCAAGTCGGTCAGATCCTCATCATCGCTAAGCTGCCTTTGCAGGGCCTCTACTTCGCTCTGCAACAGGATAAGGTTGCCCTCATAGGTCTTGTTGCCGCTCTGTATGCTGTGCGGGTTCTCCCCACGCCCGTGCAAAAGCTCCTTTTCTTTTTTAGAGGTATATTCCACTCCTCTTGCTCCGGTAAGTACACGGCCTCCCAAGGCTATCTCTAAATTGCTCCAGGCAAATTGTTTTGTGTTGAACATGGTATTCCTATGTTAAGCTGGTCGTGAAACCAAGGTTAATCTCTATATACTTGCTGTAGCCCACTGGCAATACCTGAAGCTTTACGCTCAAGGTGTTGGTGCCCAAAATATCCTGGTCAGGATCTATAGTGGCCTTGGTACCGGATATTTCACCATTGGCGGTCATCTGCTGGTTAATGGCGTTTTCAATATCCGCTTTCCAGCCTGCTACTATGGCGGGGGAGATCTTCCCGGCATCATCCAAGGGGATCTCCTCCAGTATGTTGTCCGTAAACACCCCAAGGGCTATAAGCGCGGCCTTGTCTATTACGGCCACACGTGGCAATATGTTAAGGTCGTCGCTATCTGCGGTAAAGGTGGGCGCGTCACTAAAGAAATAGCCGGACTTACCTGGTATGGTGCGCATTATGATATATCCTTTGTCATGGATGGCCCCCAAGGAAGCCTCCAAGGTCTCAATGGCGGCACCGTTGGTAAATACGGCGGCAGTAATGCCCAGGGCACCATCTTTTACCCTTCCTGGATTGCGCTGTACCGGATTACCGGCTATGCGTCCCAATAAAAGGCCCACTGCGGAATTCTTCCCGCTGGTACCACATAAAAGGCCTGCAACCCTGTTGTGGGTAGTGGTCTTGTAATCCTTTAGATCGCCGACCGTACCGTTAAAATCTTTCACATCAATGATAACCTTCAGGTACTTGAACATGGCCGAGTAGGCTACGGCCAAGGCCTGTCCCTTTATGGCTGCGGCATCTACATCCTCATCAACACCATTGGCAACGGTAATGCCCGCTGCGGATTTTCTGGTAACGGACAAATAGCGGATTCTTCCCTGGGCGGCATCCAATAACACGGTGGCGTAATCTTCGGTTACATCCAACATTTCCGCCATGGTAACCGTGCTAGCAACCAGCATGATCCACAACTCGGCACCTTTGCCCGCTCCTTCATAAAAATCCTTTATCTGGCTGTGCGCATAGGCGTTTGTTCCTCCGGCAGTGATCCCTATGGCCTCGGCATCTTCCAGGCTAAAAAGCTGGTAGGGCAGATTAACGGTCACATTTCCTGCGCCCGCAACCGTAACACCGGTGGCAATAAGTCCCGCAATGGTATCCGCGGTCTGGTTCGTTTGACCTAGCTGGTCGTTGTTTATGGTGATGCTTACACCTGGTAATCCTGCCATGGTTCTTTTTTTAAGTGTTACTTAATAAATTTAGAGAGTAGGTTCAGGGCCATCATTATGATTCCGCCTACTACCAGCCCT